GCCAATGGCACGCCCGCATGCCAGGTAGTTATCGAGGAACGTGATTTGAATCAGCCCCCGCCCGCGATATTTCCAACCGTCGCCGGCCGCTTTATTTCCGTTTCTTCCGTGATAAGCCAGATTGGCAATGGCGGTCTGACGCGGCAACGGCAATGTTTTTTCTGTCAGTCCACGCCCTAGGCTTTTTGCTTGGCCCATCGTCATGTGGTTAGGGACGAATTCGCGGATCAGTGATTGCACCGAATAATCCAAATCTTCACTAATGCACGTGTAACCTTCACTTTCGTGTCCGCACTGCGCAATAAACATCGCGACATCTTCAATTTTCGTGATGCCGAACTTCTGGCGCGCAGCATCGATATGCGGAAACCAGCGCGCGGCCAGCTCGGCGCTGATGCGAGCCGCCTTTTGAAATTGGGTTTGATTCATATTTTTCTCGAAAATAGCTTAGCCGCGTTCCCGCGCGCACGAATTACCAGGGCGAGCATGGCGAGGTTGACAATTAGGGTTTCGATATGCGTCCCGCTGTATTCGCTGAACGCAAATTTAATGGGGATGCTGCCGTAGGCCAGGATCAACAAATAGGCCAGCCAACTCGCCCACCATGAATGACGCGCGCCCGGTTTTCGAAAAAACATCAGGCGCAATGTGATAACGGCGCAGAGCGCAACGTTAATAAGGACCGCTGGGTCTTTAGCCATGGCCACCCCACATACGAGATAACCACTCGAACGGTGATTGTGCGTTAAGCCACGCGAGAGATTTTATCGCCAGCGCTGAGACGATTACCGCTGCCAGCGGAGCCAGCGTTTGTTTGTTGTAGCCAGTCCAGGCCATTAATTTGTCACCGGCTATGCCAGCACCCAGCACCCCGACAATAAACGATGTCAGGAAATAACAACCGCGCCGGAACAGCGGCACATCGTCAGCGGTAGCCACGTAATAAACGGCGCCCGCGAACGCGCCGAAAACAATTCCATAATCTGTCTGCGTCACAGCGCCAAATAGCGTCGCGCCGGTGAGTGTCGCCGTGATAACGGTCGATGTAGCCGGATCGGACATTGTGCCCCCTGTTGTTATTGTCCTCGTTGAGGGCATAAAAAAACCGGCTAATGCCGGATTGAATTCACCGCAATAAAGAGCGCGCCATTGTTCGAATGAGAGTGGGTTATGAGCCGGCCCATAAGAGACGCGCTCTTTATTGCGCAGAAATAAAAAAAGGCCACCCAAAGGTAACCTTATATGGTAGCTTTTTAATTCAATTCAAAATAGATATTTTATTGAGGACAATACGTTTTATCAACTCAGCGAGTTCAACATATTTTCCAGCATCTTGAATACTAGTTGAAATTTCGCGTAATTCTTTACTATCGTGTAAAAAGACACCAACTCTGTCTTCATCTAAATGCATTTGAAATAAAACCAGTATAGGCCTTGGTTTATATGTCTCAGGAAATTGAACCACGTCAGTTTTTATGCATAAAGTCAATATATTATCATCACCTAATGCTACTTCTGAAGGATCTTTAGCAATGAACCTTCCATCTTTAATGATGCCGATATCTGTAACTTTGTTTTGTTTATTACTACCATTAGAAATGTAAGTAGTGGCACCAAGAGAAAGGGACTGTTTATAAGAAGAAAATAGCATTTTTGCTTCTTTATTCAAAATATTACGATCAGAGTCTAATTTATCTTGGCGTTTTCTCATCGCATCTTGCATTTCTAAATATGTGATGCTCATTACCGTACTCCAAAAAACAATTATTTTGGATCAGCATGGTAACCACTTTTTACTATGACTTTCCGTGACATGGAACAGAAAGGCCGCACAGAAGTGCAGCCACATACCTAAAATGAGCCGTTAACTTACTGTAATTTCTAAACGCTTACCGAGTACCCTTAAGGCGCTTTCGATAGTATCGATCTTGGTGTTATGGCCAAGATTTACGATCCGTTGCACGTCTTGCGGGCGCGTACCCAACAACCGGGCTAGGTCAGCGTTGCTTGTTTTCGTTTCCAGCATGGCGTTAAGCAGTAAGACTTTAGCCGCCACACCGGCCGGAACATCAACGAACTCTTCACCTTCTGTTGAGGGCGGCGGAACGGGGCGCCGGTCTTCAAAGTAAAAATCAAACGCGGTTACCAGGGCGTCTTGCGCCATTGCTAGCGCCTCGGCCCTGGTAGCTCCACCCGTTAATGCCTCGGGTATATCTGGGAATATCACCGCCCAGCCGGTTTCATCGCTATCAAATTTTACCGGATATCGCATATTCATCACGATGAACCTTTTGCGAGTAACCAGCCCCGAAGGGCCGGTTTGTTATTTAATGCCTAGCTGCTTGAGAATTGCTTTTCTTAGCGGCTCCGGTATCTCGTGTGATGGATGCCGTGGCATTGTAGTTTGCTTGCCGTTCAGGAAGATTTTTAAATGGTTTGCACCGTTCTCAAATTCTGCTCCCTGACTTGCGAGCCACCTACGAAACTCGCTTTGCTTCACCGCCTCTCCCTTGTTTGTTTAACTTGAAATCAGTATAAACATTTTTGTTTATACTTGCAAGGGGTTTATAAACTTTTTTGTTTATTAAAATGCGAAAACCCCAGCTTTTGGCCGAGGTCTTTTGATTGCGTAAGCTACGTGACTCAGTAATCAGTCTTAGCATAATAGTGACTAAAATTCGTAACGAATAGCCGTTTATGCCACTTTTACTATTTTTATTTTTTGTGTCCAGTCGTCCATTTCAAGGCGCGCGCCGGTCATTATGATACAGGCATCAATAAACGTTTCGGCGATCATAATCTCTTGCCGGATTTTCCCTTCTGAGCATTTCCGCCAACGGGCAATGCAGGACTTTGAAATACCGTGCATGTAATGGAGACCAATAATCTCCATTTCGTCGGAGCGATTCACTTTGCCTAGCATGCCTACCGCGGTATCAATAATCATGCCGTCATTGTCACAACATGAAAGCCGTGATTTCGAAGTGCGAGCCAATAAGCCTTTAAAGCCACCAGCGATAGGCGACCAATCAACCTCACTATTTTCGCCGCTTGCTGCCCAGCCACCCCAGCGCTCAAGCACCAATTGAATATCACGCATTATGCCGCCTCCTTCTTTTTCTTCAGGAAAATTTGTTCTCTGACCTGATCGCCATTAATCAACATGTCGTTAAAGTCCCCATTATCCGGCCAGCGAATTGTGACTTTTTCGAGATCATTTATTGCATTGAGGTTTCCCCGCGCGCAGGCAAAGGCGGCCGCATGACCAGTGGCCGAGTTCTTATCCATATCAGCAAAAATTATCAAATGCTTCACGCCCATTGGCACCCTGAATTTTTCCATGAACCCGGCATTTATTGTTGACCAGGTATTAACCCCGTAAATCTGCTTACAGGACAGAGCTGTTTCTATGCCTTCAGCGATGCCCAATGTTGAAGCAACCGGAAACATGCGGATCGCCACTGAGCTGGCAAAGCTCAGGTAATTTCCTTCTTGCTGTCCAAGCGTCTTTTTTGGTTCTAAAATACTGGCCTTGCGATCACCATCTAATAACGTTCTGTGCAGATAACAGAGCTTTCCTTTGTCATCAGTGGCTAATGCATACATGGCCTGGAATATCTTCCCCTGTGCCCGCTGATGGTCACAATAACGAATATTCTCCGATGGCAGGCAATTTATGCCCCGAGCCTGTAAATATCGTTCGGCATCGGTGCCGCGTAATAAGGTCAATGACGCATATTTACTGATGACTTTTTCACGCTGTTTCTGAATATCGGTTTTTTGAGCCGGTGCCGGTTTCGCCTCTTTCTGATACTCATTACCCAGCAAAGCATCAATTTCATCAGCCAGTATCCGGAAAGGTTTATTTTGCGTTAATTCCAATAGTCGCCAGCCATCCCCTTGGTTACAACTACAAATAAACGTCCCGTTACCGCCCCGTTCATCCCCTTTGTCATCAATGCGAAATTTTCCTTTTTTTCCACAAATGGGGCATTCCTTCGGCCAGTGTTTATTACCGGTCACTGGCGGAAGACCATAGTATTGAAAAATTTCCGGCCAGCGGCCCCGGACGGCATCAACCGTTTTCATGCATTTCTCCCTTGTTGCATGTGGCGTAATAGTTCAGCACTGCGGGCAAGGTGCGCACGGCCGTTAAGAACGGGTTGTGGAGTGGGATCAGATCCAGCGGGGGGGATCAAGGCAAAATCCGCTTTGGGTTGTTTGGCACGAGGCTCTCCCGCTTTTTGCCGAGCTTTGGCAAAGGCAATTCGTTTGGACTTAATGAAACCACTCACCACCGGCGTGATCTGCATTGGAGTATCATGCAATCCATTGGGCCACGACCCGAACTTGTCATGGTAGGTATGACTACACCAGCCATCCGTCACAGTCTTACCTTGGGTGGCTCGCTCGATCTGGTAGTATTTGATTTGCGACCACCATGCCTGTTTTTCTGCCTGGGTAGGCATCCGATCCTTCTTACCCATTTTTTTTAGCCTGCGGGTGTTGTCAACCTCGACATCCTCACCGTTCAGTGGTTTAAATCCGCATTTTGGGCAAACATAAATGCCAGCCGGTTTCATGAAATGGCATGATGGGCATTCTTTCGGTAATTTCTCTTCGCGTTTTTCAGCGTCCCTGACGGCGTTTTCCTTCATGCCATCATTTTTTGCCGGTAGATGGTCGTATTCGATATCGTCAGGGAATCCTAGGCGGTGAACGGAACCGCTATGATCGAATATTCGGCAGGCATCTTTGCCGTGCGCCGTGCGCAGCCCCCGGCCAATGCATTGCAGCCACCGGATCTCTGATTTAGTCGGGCGAGCGTAGATGATGCAACGTACGTCACTATCAAAACCGGCTACCAGCACGCCAACATTAACGATGATTTTCGTCGCGCCTTGCTCGAACCTGTGGATAATCATCTGGCGCTCATCCTGCGGCGTGCCAGCCACCATCACCTCGGCATTAATGCCCGCTTGGTTAAAAGCGATGGTGATGTAATTGGCATGAGCCACATTGACGCAAAAGCAGACCGTGGGCAGGTCATTACCGTTCTGGAGCCAATTCTCTACGATGTCGCCCACCAGCGTGGCGCCGCACATGATTTCCGCTACCTGCGATTCTTGATAATCGTTACCGAAATCCGCCGTGTTGGTTGTGCGTACACCGATGAGGTCTGGTTTCGTTGGGGCATAAAATTCGTAGCGGCTCAAATCGCCGGCGGCGATCAGCTCTTTTATCGTGGTAGGCTTAATTAGACGCTGGTAATAATTCCCCAGGAACGGCGAAAAGGGTGTTCCGGATAGGCCGACCACTTTCACCCCGGAATCCCGTATAATTTCCAAAATGCCCTTGTGGCGCATGTGGGCCTCATCGACCACCAATAGGTCAATATTGTCTGGGAATTCGCGGCGGATAAGGGTTTGTGCTGAGGCAATTTGAATTTGCCGATCGGGATCATACGGCGGATGATCGCGCCAAACATAGCCTATCTGGTCTTCGGGTAATCCGTAAGCAATAAAGCGCTTGGCGGTTTGGGTGATCAGCGTTGTGTATGGGACTACCAGCATCACCCGCAAACCGTGCGACACAAACCCATCAGTGATAAACGCCGCCACTGCTGTTTTGCCATATCCGGTAGGCGCATACAGCAGGAAGGTGCGGTATTGTTTCCAGTCACGACGCAGCATGTTCAATGCGGTAACTTGCTTGGCCTTAGGTTGGATGTTAAGCATTTTTTGGTCCCCGATACTTACGAGCTGAAATTTCTTTCGATGTTTTCAGACCGATCTCTTCAAGAATTTCAATGTCCACGTTTGCAGTGATTTTGTTGGTTGCCTGAGGGTTGAACCTCACCCGACTATCACCATCCCCTGAGCCGCCTAGCCGCCAAAATGTTGCGTTTTTCTTGTCTTTGTCATATCCGCCCCAGATAACATCGGGATTCAGGGCGTAAATATTTTTATCCCCCCGCACAATGCCGGCATCTTTGAGCGCGCTTACGGCCAGCCGGATATTTCGTTCTGATGTATTGAAATATTCCGCAATGGCTGATTGCCCGGTTACTACATGACCGAATCGCCAGTCAGCGTTTTCGTCCAAATACCAAAAAACCTTTTGCGTGATCGGTCGTTGGTCGGTTAGCCAATACTGAACTCGCGATTGCCAATAAATTCGGGAAAACGTCAGCATACAGGGCGGCTACCATATGTTAACTTTGTGTTAATTTGGAACAAACTGTTCCGGTTGTAGGAACAAACTGTTCCGGTTGATGCTCTGTAACTTGTTGATTTAAAAGGCTTGGAACAACCTGATCCTCCAATAGGAACAAACTGTTCCAAACTGCCTTTGTAATTAGTTGATTTTATTGGCATTTCCAAGTCGTCCCTTTCTTATTCTGGAGCCTGATGATTCGAAGACTCGATCAGCCGTTGAACTTGACCTGATTTTTGAGGATTTTGGTCTTGTGAAAACCTCACCGTTTTTTCACTTGCCAGAGACACATTCCCCTGAATGGCATCGTCTGAAATTCCCGCATCATTCCGCCACCCTGAATCCTGCTGATCGTTGCCGTTCCCCGCAGCAAACCCGGCTTGGGCCTTTGTGCTGGCCAGTGGGGGTTTTTCTGTCAGCCCCGCCGCTGCGTCGGCATATCTCTGTACGTACACCCGGAGTCGGGTATTAGCCTCATGGCGCGCCCGGTTCTCTTTGCGAAACGACACCGGTTCACCCTGGTAATGTTGGTCGTAGACCTCGGCATACAGCACAGCAACCTTGTTGCGCATGGATGGCCGTAGCCGCAGCATTTGCCCCTGTATCCATTCGCTATCCGCTTGGCAGAATGCCGCCGGCATGGCGGTACGAATATTGACATCAGGCAAGATCAATACCTTCGGGGTGAGGGAAGACTTTCGGGATATCAGGGCGTAATTCATACGGAGCTACCTGCCCACCAACAGCCTCCGAAATTGCTGCCGCATTTTCAGGACGAATTTTTTTTGATTTATTTAACCATTTCCATACTGCTCCTTGAGTTACGCCAATTTGCCTAGCTAAAGCCGTTTGGCCGCCCGCTAAACGGACCGCCTTTTCAATAGCAGTTTCAGTAGTTAAGGTATCAAAATTGTTCATATTTACATCCAATTATTACTAAAGGCATTATAATAATCGTTTGGTATTATTTTAGCAAGCAACATACTTGTTGCATTTTTAATCTTATGGTATTAAATTGATGCTAATTTAATCGTGGAATGTTAAAAATGAATGCCGATACTCTTTCATCAAGACTGAAACTTGCAATGCAAGAAGCGGGTTACACGCAAAGTAAACTTGCCGAAGTCGTTGGACTATCACAAGGAGCCATCCAGAAGCTAACGACAGGCAAAGCTGCCAGTACGACGCGGATCCTTGAAATAGCAAACGCTTTACGTGTTAATCCCAGTTGGTTAAGTAACGGTTCAGGGGAAATGAGAATTAATCCATCCAAGGAATCAAACATCGGCCCGGAAAGTGAATGGGCGCGAGTTGATGCATGGGATAGCGACACCCCTTTACCAGATGATGAGGTCGAGGTGCCCTTTTTGAAAGATATTGAATTTGCTTGTGGTGACGGGAGAATCTCAGATGAGGATTATAATGGCTTCATGCTGCGATTTTCTAAAGCGACGTTACGCCGCGTAGGAGCTAATACAGATGGTTCGGGGGTTTTATGTTTCCCTGCTCGAGGTAACAGTATGGAACCGATCATACCGGATGGCACAACGGTAGCTGTTGATTGCAATAACAAAAAAGTTATCGACGGTAAGCTTTACGCTATCAATCAGGATGGCTTGAAAAGAATCAAAATGTTACATTTGTTGCCAGGTGGTAAGATTGGAGTGCGAAGCTTCAATAAAGCCGAATATCCAGATGAAGAAATTGATAAAAGCGGCATTGAAATCATCGGACGAGTCTTCTGGTATTCCGTATTGCTCTAGTGGTTTTTTCCGCCTTTACCTTAAAAACAGCTCCAGAATGCCCACTTCACGTGGGCTTTTTTATGTTTAAATTTTTCTAAAATTTGCTCTTTTAGGTGATAAAGAAGGACCTTTTTTGGGTAATTTGAAAAAAAATATTTTAATTTATTTCTTAATTATCAACAAACTATGCAATTAATACCAAATGATTAATCATAAAGTATTGACTTGTATTAATCGTTTGGTATTATTCTCCTGTCAATTAATGAGGGAGTCCATTAGATGAGCAATGATATTATCATAAATCAAAAAAAAATCAGCCATGCAAAATTGAATCTAGAGCTTAAAAGAAAGGCGGCCAGGACTGGTTATTCAACTTTATTCTTAGCTGATACATCTTTCCCTAATGCTAATTTTAATCTTCAATGTATTACAGCGCCATCAAAAACCGATCGTGATGAATATGCATTGTACGAGCGCGAAGATTTATATTTTGTACTGATAGATATTTTTCACGATTACTCCGACGCAAACGAAGTAGCAAAGATTATTCTTGCGGAAAAATATCCCAATTTCGCGCAAATCATCGAATTTCGCAACAAGCATGTTGATAGGGGCGAACATGAAAATCGCCATTAACTCACTTTCATCAGCAATGAACTTTCAGCATCAATATAGAATCATTGACCATAAAGCTTTTCATTTGGCTCAACGTACAGCAAGAAATGCCGTCAGCAAATATGAATGGGAATGTGCGATATTTAAACTCAAGCAAGCGTATGGGTTTGAAGCTAAAGAACCATTTCCCATTCTTGGTGATGTCAGAGGAAATTATACTTGCACTTATTCCAATTTAAGTACTGGGGAATATCATTTCACAATATCCAGATT